CTGAACAGGGCAGTGATGGTTGGTTCTTAGAAGATGCCAACACACATAAATTAGTGCGTGTTAGCGGTGATTGTGTAATTACAAACTAAGGAACAAACAATGGATCTAGTAAAAAAAGTAATTCAAGGCGTTGGTGAAGTTGGTATTGACACCGAAGCAAGTCCAGGCAATGGTCGTTGGTATGTCAAGCACTATGCTACCGGCTATGATGTATGTGGCTTTGACAGCGAACAAGAAGCCTTAGAAGAACTTGAATATGTTGAACTTGGTACGGTTGCGTTTTAATGGAAAATAATCGCGTCAATCAATGGTTAGAATGGCTAGGCACTGCTATCCTTATTCTAGGCACAGCCGTAAACAGCTTGGGCTACTATCCCCAAGGTCCAATCTTATTGTGCTTTGGTGGAGTGTGTTGGTTAACCGTTAGCATCCGTTGGCGTAAACCTAGTCTAATTGTAGTTAATGGCATTATGATGTTAACTGCCGTCGCTGGTTTATTTTGGCATTATTTTGGTTGACAGAACTAGAAACTCTACAACGAGCTATCACAGAAGCGCACGAACTTGGACGCATTATGGTTGCCAATCCAGGTATTACTGATGAGTATCGTACCAGAACAGAACAGTCAGTAAAGAATTTGTTGAGCATACTATATACTAGGTTAAATATGCTTGACGTTGACAGACCGGTTTTACCTAAAAACATAAAGAGTGATTACTGAGATAATCGGTTAATCCATTGTGAATAATGTTGTATAGCCATTTCCTTTCTATCAAAAATGCGACACACAACCTTGGGTTTGGGTTTCCGCAGATTTTCTTTAAATTTTTCAGACTTCGGTTTGCGAAGATTTTCTTTAAACTCTTCAGTCCTTTTCCAAACACCGACCATCCCCTTATTCCATGCTATGCAGCCTTTTTCAAATTGCCCATTGAGTTTGGCTTGATATTCCGGCGATCGATTAACAGCGTTGTATTTCATTTTTTCTATAGTCTCTATAGACCTGTTTCCGCCGTCGCCACCGTACGACATATTGTAGCCGTGCCCACTATCGCAATGGGTATTATATTCTCTTATAAAATGTTCTTCCATAACTTTATGAGTATAAACTTTGTCATTGGATTGGTACAGAATGTCCCATTTAAAATTCTTCCATCCATGTTTACGAATTGCAGCATAGAATTTATTATTTTTCTTAGTATAATTTCGTTTATGATCTTTTTGTCGAGTAGGCCAACAGGCATCAAATCCTATGTAGGATTTTCCGTTAATAAGGTTAGTGGCTTTATAGATAGAATAAATATTCATGCTGTTACTCCTATATAGTAATAGAGTCCTTGGATATTACCAGTATCGCGAAGGACAATTTTCTTGACTTTTGTATTATTTGAATATATAATACATAGTATTATTTATCATTAAGAAGGTAAAATGAAACAACTTATAGTAGAAGATGATAACTTCATGAATAATTTAGCTGAAGAAGAGTTTGGTCAGCTTCATGCTATTCATAATAATATGAATGCTGTAGCAGACGTTCGTCGCAAATTAGCAGAGCAAGCGGCACAACCGAGTTTGGAAGAATGTGAAGAGTGTGGTGACGAAATTCCAGAAGCACGTCGCCTAGCAATTCCTGGTTGTCGCTTGTGCGTATTTTGTAAAGAGAAGCAAGAACGCCGTTAAATAAAACAAAAGGAACAGTATGTCAAATTTAGTCCCAATGGTAGTAGAGCGCACAAGTCAAGGTGAACGTGCCTATGACATTTATTCACGTCTACTTAAAGATCGTATTGTAATGTTAGACACTGATGTTAATGAACATACTGCCAGTTCAATCGTAGCACAGATGTTATACCTAGAAAGTGAAAGTCCAGAAACAGACATCCTATTCTATATCAATAGTCCAGGTGGTAGTGTAACTGCTGGTTTGGCTATCTATGATACTATGCAGTTTATCAAACCTGATGTGAGAACTATTGTTTTAGGTCAAGCATGTAGTATGGGAAGTTTCCTAGCACAGGCGGGTACCAAAGGTAAACGTTTTGTTCTACCAGAAAGCCGTACAATGATTCACCGTGTGAGTTCAGGTACTCCTGGTACACGTGGTAGTGTACACGTACAAGAACTACAGTTTGAAGATGCTGTGCGTTCAATGGAAGAAAGCAAGCGTTTAAATGAACGTCTAACTCAACTGTATGTCAAGCACAATACCGCAGGTAAAACCTACGATGAACTGTTTGAAACTATGAAGTTTGATACATTCTTATCAGCAGAAGAAGCAGTAGCCTACGGCCTAGCCGACGAAGTAATTACTCAGCGTTAATGGCCAATACAAACGTATTTTGTAATACACCATGGTACGAGGCTCACATCTATTGGGATGGGAGTCTCGGCATCTGTTGTCAAGAGGATATGAAATTATATCCTCCTTCAAAAGCCTCACAGTACAATATCAAAACAATGTCGTTGAATGATTGGTTTAACAGCAAACCAGTAAGGCAATTTCGATTAGACGTATTAGACAATAGTGGAACTCCTGTTTGTAATCGCTGTTATAACGAAACAGAATTTGGTGGCACAAGTCGCAGACATCGTGCTAACCATAAGAGTGCAATATTTACAGAAATTGCGTTTTATGACAGTTTTGAACAAAGCCCGCACTATGATAATTTTAAATTCAGTGAAGGCATGGATGGTCTTACTAATACCCTACCAGTCGATCTACACATTGACCTAGGCAACTATTGTAACTTGGCCTGTAAGATGTGTTGGAGTGGTGCAAGTAGTACTATTGCTACCCAAATGGTCAAGTGGGGGCATGCAGAACATCGACAATTCTTAGGTACTGATTGGACTAAAGATTCAGAGGTTTGGACTAGATTCTTAAATGATCTCTTATCTATACCCCATCTTAAAAACATACATCTAATGGGCGGAGAAACACTGCTGACTAATCGTTTTGAAGAGCTGGTGGACTTTATGACTCTACATAAACGATTCGATGTGTCATTTAGTTTTGTAACCAATGGCACAGTATTCAAACCTGACCTAATTAAAAAATTGTCAAAGTTTCCTCGTACAGGAATTGAAATTAGTATAGAAACTGTGACCAAACACAATGACTATATTCGTCAAGGATCTAAACTACAAGACGTCTTGACGAATATACAACGTTATAAAGAATTATGTAATGATTCGATTTCAATTACATTACGGCCTGCGATCAGTGCATTAAGCATTGGATACTATCATACTTTATTAGAATATTGTCTAGACCATCAATTCTTAATTAAAAGTTTAATTGTTACCAATCCTGATTATCTAAGTGTATCGGCATTGCCACAAGGGGTAAAACAAGCATACAAACTTAGATATGCAGAACTTATGACCAAGTTAGCCGATGTCAGCACGGCACCATTTAACGAAAGTGATCCTCATAACTATCAGAAATCAATTAAACTACAGGTTATCCAAGCACTTAATCTATTAGAAACAACCCCGACATTCCGGCCGGGAACTAATAGTTTGGTAGAGCATTGCCTAAAGTGGGACAAGGTCTATGGATTTGATGCAGTGGAATTATATCCAGAACTAACAGAAGAGTTTACACGTGGAAAGAACCTACCCAGTTAATATTGTAGTTAAATTAAAACCAATTTGGTTTAGGGAACCTCCCACGGTTAGAGTTGGACTAGATGGGGAGTATAGACAAACTTCTCTAAGGGATACTATAACCTATTACTATCATCTGAATAAGCCTGCAGGTGTACATCACCTTGAAGTTGAACTACTGGGCAAGACTGACCTAGATTCAGATATGGCCAATGGCTATGATACTGCAGTAGTAATTGAGGAAATTGAATTCAATGGTATTACCAATCCTAAGTTTGGTTGGTCTGGGATATATAGACCAAATTACCCACATCACACACAAGGTGAACCAGAGTTAACTAATCATACCTATCTAGGGTGGAATGGTATTTGGACTTTGGAATTTACAACTCCAATTTATACTTGGATCCATAACATTGAAAATTTAGGTTGGATTTATGAATAATTTGGTTGACTTTTTGATATTTTGGTAGTATAATAGTAACTGAGCAGTATAATATTAACTTGTAGGAGAAAAATATGTTTAAAGTAGTTGGAGTTTCGACACTTAACGGTGTTACCAAAGTGCGTTTTGCTAATGATTTTGTTAGCCGTGTTAAGATGTTGGTCAAAGATGGTCATACTGATATCGAATTGTATGAACTTCCAGAACCGC